TTTGTATTGTGTTGGTTGAAGCACCTAGAATTGATGGTGGTAAGTCAATATGTGGCTTTTATGAACCTAGGGTTGAGTTTAAAAGTAGACAAGAGTGCATGGCAGATAAAAAACTAATAGAGGATTATGTTGTTGAAGAATCTTGGAAGATTCATCCCAAGGCAGTGCGAATATATGCGAAGGGAATATGTGGTGGAGAGTGATAATGATATAAAGCATGACATTTGTATTGAAGTATTAGAAGAATATTTAAATGCTTTTAAAATGTCTGAAAGAGCTATGAGAACTTTACCTGCCTCCCTAACAAGAAAAGAAAGAACAGAATTAATTTATTATCAAGAAATGGTTAGAAATATAAAAATGGTTAAAGATTATATAGAAACCCGAACTGAAACAATAAATTTCGATTGGGATAGTTAATGGAAACAACAATATTTGGACCACCAGGTACCGGAAAAACCACTACCTTAATTAACTTAGTTAAAGAAAAGATAAAGGGAGGTATGGATCCGACTAAGATAGCTTTTATGTCATTTAGTCGTAAGGCAGCAACAGAAGCAAAAGATCGTGCTATCTCTGAACTAAATTTAAGTAGCGATCAAATGATTTACTTTAGGACTTTACATTCGTTGGCTTTTTCGTGGTTAGGTTTAGATAGTAAAAGAGTTTTTAAAGGTGCTGACTACAATGAATTAGGTAGGCTAGTAGGATTAGAGTTTAGAAGTAATCCAACGGTAGGTTTAGAAGATGGACCATTGTTTCAAATTGGAGCAGGCGGTGATAAATATATGTCTGTTCTTCAAATGGCTCGTGTTAGAGAAGTAACTTTAGAAAAACAATTCAATGATACTTGGGATCACACACTACATTGGCAACAGTTAAAAGTGTTAAACAAAGCTTACACGGATTACAAAGAAGCTAAAAACAAATTAGATTTTGTCGATATGATAGAGAAGTTTATTCTTGAAGGTTCAAGCCCCAAATTTGATTTATTGATTATTGATGAAGCACAAGACTTAGCACCTCTGCAATGGAGAATGGTAAAGGAAGTTTTGGTACCAAACTCTAAAGATATATATTATGCAGGAGATGATGATCAAGCTATATATACTTGGATGGGTGTAAAGCTAGAAGACTTTTTGAAAGCTTCAGATAAGAAAATTGTCTTAGATAAATCGTATCGTGTACCGAGTACCGTGCACAGTTTTTCTCAAGATTTAATAAAAAAAGTTTCTCTCAGACAATTAAAAGAATGGCAACCCACTAAAAAAGATGGCACCATAACATGGCATCGAGATATACTTGATGTAGATCTAACTAGTGGCGAATGGTTGATACTTGCGAGAACAAATTATATTACAAATAAAATATGTACTCGACTTAAAGAAGAAGGCTATCTCTATTGGAGAGAAGGCACCGGTTGGTCTATTTCCCCAAATGTACTTAATGGAATAGAGGTGTGGCTTAAACTATGCAAAAACCAAAACTTGTCTATAACAGAACTGAAGAATTTTGTGAAATTATTGAACCCAGATATTATTACGAAGTCTGGGAGAAAAAGGTTCTCCCACTTAGATCCCGAACAAACTTATTCTCTCGAAGATATTATAGAGAGTTGCAGTTTGAGCGTTACTCACGAGACTCCGTGGCAGAAAGTCTTAAAAGTTTCGGAGCAGGAGACTGCATATATAATGTCTGTGAGGAGGAGGGGGGAGAGGATTCTGACGGGGACTCCGAGGATTCGGATCTCGACAATACACAAAGCAAAAGGTGGCGAGGCGGATAACGTAGCCTTACTACTTGACTCAACCAAGGCTTGCGTAGAAAGCTTAGATCAAGATTCTGAGATAAGAACTTTCTATGTGGGAGCAACTCGTGCTAAACAATCATTACATTTAATAGAATCAACAACTAAGTATGGATTTAACATATGACAAAGATATGGTTTTTACAAAAGAATAAAGAAGGACACATTTTTTGGGATAGTTATATTCACGATGAATGTACATTACTAGATACAACAACGGAGAATCCCTTTGATAAAGAAAGATAGAGAATTTTTTTTAAAAGAAGCAGAGAAACTAATCAATGGTCAGAGAGCCAAGGAGTATGGTCCTGCTAAAAAGAACCATCAACGTATAGCTGATATATGGACTATCTTGCTAGACAAGAAACTTAATGACCGTATTACACCGGAAGAAGTTGTTGCTTGTATGATAGGTGTCAAGGTGGCAAGACTAGCCGAAGACATATCCAAGGATGATTCGTGGACCGATGTTATTGGTTATGCAGCACTAGGTGGAGAAATTATAAATGACAAATCATGAACAATATCATTTTTTAGATCAAGATATAAAAGATGTGTCTTGGGGTAATATAGATTCTGATTGGACACCTCCTCAAACTCTTCCAGATTTATCTCAATATGAAACAGTTGCTATTGACTTAGAGACAAAAGACTCAAACCTTTTAACTCTTGGACCTGGTTGGACAAGAAAAGATGGATATGTAATTGGAGTTGCAGTCGCAGCAGGAGATAGTTCCTGGTATTTTCCTATTGCACACAAGTCTGGAAATATGTCAAAGAATATAGTTTATAAATGGTTAACAAAACTTTGTGCAGACGAAACTATAACTAAAGTATTTCACAATGCTTTGTATGATTTAGGTTGGCTTCGGGCCGAGGGGATAGAAGTTAAAGGTAAGATCATAGATACAATGATCGCAGCACCCTTATTAGATGAAAATAGAAAATGGTATAATCTTAACTCGCTTGCTCGTGATTACTTGGGAGAGTTTAAAGATGAAAAGCTACTAAAGTCTGCAGCGGAAGAGTTCGGTGTAGATCCTAAGTCTGGTATGTGGCAACTACCACCTAGATATGTAGGTAAGTATGCCGAGCAAGATGCAGCGATCACTCTAAAACTTTGGGATAATCTTAGGAAGAAAATAACACAAGAAGAATGCTCAAGTATTTTTGAATTAGAAACAGAACTACTTCCCGTACTATTTGAGATGAAAACAAAAGGTGTTCGAGTAGATGTAGAAAAAGCACATCAAACTAAAAAGGATTTAACTAAAATAGAAAAATCACTTATAGATGAAATAGTCAAGGAAACCGGGGTGGTTGTTGAACCGTGGGTCGCCACATCTGTAGCAAAGGTCTTTGACGCTGTGGGTCTTCCTTATTCTCGCACAGAAAAATCCGATGCTCCCATGTTTACAAAACAATTTCTTTCTAATCAAACGCACCCTATTGCTAAAAAAATTATAAAAATTAGAGAAATAAACAAAGCTAACACGACATTTGTTGATACTATTCTTGAACACTCTCATAATGGTAGAATACATTGTGACTTTCACTCCCTAAGATCTGATGGTGGTGGAACTGTTACTGGACGTTTTAGCTCAAGTAACCCCAATTTGCAACAGATTCCTGCACGAGATCCTGAGATCAAAAAATTAATTCGTGGTTTGTTTATCCCGGAGGAGGGCCACAAATGGGGTTCCTTTGATTATGCATCTCAAGAACCAAGATGGTTAGTTCATTACTGTGCCACCTTGACAGGTGTAGATAAACACCCACAGATTGATGACGTTGTTAAAATGTATCACGATGGTAATGCTGACTTTCATCAGATGGTTGCAGATATGGCAAACATTCCTAGAAAGCAAGCCAAGACAGTTAATCTTGGTATAATGTATGGAATGGGTAAAGGTAAACTTGCTAATGTTATGGATATAGATGTAGAAGAAGCATCAAAACTTTTAGAAACTTATAATCAAAAAGTTCCTTTTTTAAGATCTTTATCTGATAAAGCCATGGATCGTGCAGCGAATACCGGTGTCATAAGAACATGGTTAGGTCGTAAATGTAGATTTGACATGTACGAGCCTTGTTCTTATGGATTCAATAGAGCCTTACCTATGAAAGAAGCCATCAAAGAATATGGTGAGAAAGGCAGAATACGAAGAGCCTATACTTACAAAGCTTTGAATAGATTGATTCAAGGGTCAAGTGCTGATCAAACCAAGAAAGCTATGGTCGAGTGCTATAAAGAAGGATTAACTCCGACTTTAACTGTGCATGATGAATTGTGTTTCAATATAGAAAGTCAAGCACAAGCCGACAAAATTGTAGAAATAATGACAACTTGTGTTCCTAACTTAAAAGTACCCTTTGAAGTAGACACCGCACTATGTAATAATTGGGGCGAGGTTGATTAGTAAGTAGATTTTACATACAAATCGTGTAGCTCTGACATAGGATCATCTATAGGCTTTTCGTTTTCAAAAATCTCGTAGGCATGTGATCTAATATTTGATCTATGAATACCTATATCTTTTAAAGTTGAGTCGTCTAAACTATTTAAAGCTGTAATTGTTCTTCCTATCTTAAAATTGTGAAACCACTTCGATAACATTTCTATTCCTTTTTTGTTTGTTAATGCTTAACTCTGCATTTTATTTATACATTCGTTCTTAAAAATAAAAAACTAGGCTAAAATGAAAGAAATAAGTTCCAAAAAAGCATGAATTAATTCTAGGGT